TGGGTGCAGTTCTCCGGCGGGGACATAACCAAGCCGGTCTACTCCCCGCTCGGCATCAAGGCCGTCCAGGACCAGGTCTCCTCCGGCAGCGAGCTGGACACCCTGCCGCCCAAGGAACCGACCGCGCTCACCCTCACCACGGTGCAGTACGTCACCGCCGAGGGCGCCACCCGGGCCCGCGTGACGGCGAGTTGGACCCCGCCCACGGAGAACCAGGACGGGACCGCACTCACTGACCTGTCCCACTACCTGCTCCAGACCTCCTACGACAACAGCAACTGGAGCGGCGGCTTCGTGACCACGGAGGACCTGGTCCTCCTCGACGGGCTTAATACCGGCGTGGCCCTCTACGTGAGGGTCGCGGCCTTCGACACCAGCAGCAACACATCCCTGTGGGCGAGCGCCAACCTCACCACGGCGTCCGCTTCCACCCCGCCTCCGGTGCCCTCCGCGCCGGGGGTCCTCGGGGTACTCGGCGGCCTGCGGGTCACCTGGGACGGCAAGGACAACACCGGCACGGCAATGCCTGCGATCTTCTCCCACGTGCAGGTGCAGCGGGACACCACCTCGGCGTTCTCCAACCCCGTCGTGATCGGCACGCTGCCCGGCCCCGACTTCCTGTACGACTCCATCCAGAACTACGCCAGCGCCTACTACTACCGGCTGGTCGCATACTCCAAGGTGGGCATCGCCTCGGCCCCGTCCGGCTCGAACTCGGACACCCCCAAGCAGGCTGTCGCCCAGGACATCCTCGATGGCTCACTGTCGGCAGCGAAGATCGCGGTCGGCGCCATCGACAACACCAAGCTGGCGGCGAACGCCGTCCTGGCCGCGAACATAGCCAACGGGGCTGTCGAGGCAGGCAAGCTGGCGGCCCTGGCGGTCGGCACCACGAACATCGCCAACAACGCGGTCACCGGCACGCAGCTCGCCGACGCCACGATCGGGTCAGCGAAGATCATCAACGGCGCCATCGGCAACGCACAGATCGCCGACGCGGCCATCAACAACGCCAAGATCTCCGACCTCGACGCGGGAAAGATCAACGTCGGCACTCTCAACGCCGCGCGCATCGCAGCCGGATCGCTGGACGCCTCGAAGATCACCGCCGGGACGCTGACGGCTACCCAGATCCTGGCAGGCTCGATCACAGGCGACCGGCTCGCAGCCAACACCATCACCGCCAACCAGATCGCGGCGAACACGATCACGGCCAACGAGATGGCGGCCGGAACGATCACGGCCCAGAGCGGTGTCATCGCCAGCATCGACGCCAGCAAGATCACCGTCGGCAAGGTGACTGCAACCCAGATCGACGCGACGAACCTGGTGGTGTCCGGCGGGAACGTAAGCGGGCAGGTCTCCTCCGCAGCCACGGCCGGTTCCGCGACGACGGCAGGTTCATCGTCCTCGGCGACCACGGTCACCGGCTCCATCGGCGCGGGCGTCAGCATCCCGGCCAACCAGTTGAACAACAGCACCATCCCGACCACCACGACGATCAACGGTGGCTCAATCACCACTGGCACCATCAGCGCATCCGTGATCGGGGCACGGTCCATCACCACGGACAAGATGGTCATCGGCGATACGTCGAACATCCTCCTGGACCCCCAGTTCACGCAGAACAGCAGCGCCTGGAACTGGAACTCCAATGTCGTCCGGACGGTCGCCAGCGACCCCAGCGTGCCCACAGGCGCTCCGGCTACGTACGTCGCCAAGATCACCAACCAGACCAGCGCCAACACCGACCTCACGTGGAAGCACACGAACACCACCACGACCGGCATGCCGGTAACTCCGGGGGAGTCGTACTACGTGGAGGCGTGGGTCGTCGCCTCCAGCGACTGCAACGCCAACATGCGGTTCTTCCTCACAACGTGGGACGCATCCGGCGCCAACACGGCCTGGCCGAGCGTGGGCACCACCTTGCCGTCCGCAGCGCAAACCTGGACCAAGATCAGCGGCCAGATCACCATCCCGTCCGGTAAGTACCTCGCCACCTTCGGTATCGGCTCCACACAGACCACTCCCACTACGGCCACCGGTGCCTGGTTCGTCACCAACGTCAAGATGCGCAAGGCTGTGGACAACGCGCTGGTGGTGGATGGATCCCTCACCGCCAGCAAGATCACCGCAGGCACCCTGACCGTCGACAAACTCAGCGCCGGACTCCAGGCCACCGTCGGCCAGAAGTTTTACGACTTCGGCATGGACGCCAGCAAGTGGAGCAACGGAAGCACCGGCACGATGACCTCCGTCTCCGTCAGCGACGCGGCCTCCGGCGGATACGTCATGCGCTGCACTGGATACGTCATGGGTGCCTACCGCCCAGACATGCTCGTACCTTTCGACCCGGGAGTCACCTACCGCGTCACCGCACGCATCCGGCAGACCGTCGCCAACTCCACAGCAGGCACCAACCAAAACGTCTACGTCGGCGTAACCGGCATCGCGGCCGACGGCGTGACACTGGTCAACATCAACGGCTCGAACTCGCGGAGCAGCCAGGCGTACTGCGCCACGAGAACCACCTGGCAGACCACGGGAGGCGGCTGGACGGTATACACCGGCTACATCAAGGGCACGGCCGCAACCGGCGATGCGGGCCCCAACAACAGCCCGACCAATCCGATGCGTTTGCACCAGAACGTGAAATTCATCAGCCCCTGCCTGTACGCCAACTACAACGGTGGCGACGGCACGGCTGAAGTCGACATGTTCACCATCGAGGTCGTCGAGACCGGCCAGGTCAACTCAGCCAACATCAACCTCGGCAACGTCAACGCCTCGCACCTCTCCCTGGGCTCCGTATCCGGCAACCTGGTCAGCAACCCGGGCTTCGAGGACTCCTCCCGCACCGGCTGGACCCTGACCCAGAGCGACAGCACCCTGGCCACCACAGTGGCAAAGATCGAGATCGCGCAGGGCGGGTACCCGGCGCGCTCCGGTCAGGGCAAGGCCGCACTGGGGGTCAACAACACCGGCACCGCGACCGCGACCAGCGACCCGTTTCCTGTCGTCGCCGGACAGACGTACATGCTCCGGTACTGGTACTACGGCATCGGGCACCTGCACGTCACCTTCGAGACCAGCCCGGACAAGGTCACCTGGACCGACCAGATGGCTGGGGTCAACGACGTCACCTACAACGCTGCGGCGTACACCGAGGACATCTTCGAGATGACGGCGCCCACGGGAGCACTGTGGGGCCGGGTCACCTTCCAGCAGTTGAACCCCGGATCGTACGGGCTGTCCACCTCGTCGTTCTCCTACATCTGCGTGGACGACGTCCTCGTCATGCGCGAGGGCTACGGCGCCACGGACATCTCTGCCGCCGGTATCCGGCTGTTCGGGCCGGACGGATCGCTCGGCACGGAACTGACCACGTCTAACGCCTACGCCACCTTCGCGGGCGGAGCAGCGAGCATCGACCCCAACGGCGTGGGCACCTTCAAGTCGATCTTCACACCGCAGCGCCCAGCAGGGGCAGCCTCCGACGACCCGACCGGACAGATCTGGTACCAGGGCCAGGAAATGTCCGACCTGCTGTGGAACATGGCCTGGGGCTTCGTCACCTACGAACGCGGCTGGACCAACCGGCCGGACTCTGGCACCACCGGACCCGGATACACCGCCGAGACCGGCCTGATCGAGTTGTCCTTCACGGCCGTGGAGGGGCGGATGTACCGCATACGTGCAAGATCACAGTTCGACTTCTACGGGGGTACAGGCAACAACGTGTTGCAGAACGCCATCACGGTGTCCGGCACGACTACCTCGGTCAACGGCTGCACGATCATCACCCCAAACGGTGCCAGCCCGACAGTGTCCAACACTGTGGTAGGACGTAACTTTGCGCTGTCATACGACGGCGGAGGTACCGACTTCACCTGCGAGGTAGAGGCCATCCTGGTGTGTTCCTCCGACCCGGGAGGGCTGTACGGGTCAACGACCGGAATAGCCCCCGGAACGCACCGGATGCTCTGGACGGCGGTAAAGCACGCGGGCAACGCCACCGGCTGGTACATGCGCAACTACAACCCAGCGCAGTCCTCGGACTTCTACGTCGAAGACATCGGCCCGGCTGTCCACGAAGGCGGTGTGTACAACACAGGTGGCGCCTCGGTGGTGGCCACTCAGACGTACACCAAGACGTACAACGCGATCTGGTCCCGCCGGTACGGAAACGCCGGATACACCGACGGCACCGTGTACCAGGGCTACTACTCCAGCACCTGGGGCACGCAGAAGTCGATGGTCTACTTCGGCACCCAGCCCTACACCGACATGGGTTCCACGGCGAAGGTCTCCAAGGTCGAGGTCTACCTCTACAACAACCACTGGTACTACAACGGGGGTGGCACGGCGCACATCGGTGCATTCACCGGAACCACCGAGCCGACGTCTTTCGGTGGCAGCGGAGTGAACCTCACCGTCTCCTCGTGGCCCGTTGGCGCCGGAAAGTGGGTAACCCTTCCGTCATCCTGGAATTCCAGTTGGAACTCGGCCACCCCGTATCGTGGAATAACGCTAGGTGCGGATCTTGGCTCCAGCACCGACAAGACCTACTACGGGTACTTCGCCGGTGTCGGGGATTCCCACCCTCCGCAGTTGCGTATCACATACACCAAGTGAGGAAGTCACTTAATGCCTGACATTACCGTCACGGTTCCTGACGACGTCTGGCCGCGCATCGCTGCCGCGTTCCACACCTGCTACCCGAACAACGCCGACACCCCGGACGTGGATCTCGTTCAGTTGGCCGCCAAGTCCTACATCCGAGACATCTGGGTAAGCACCGAGCAGGCGACTAACTCAAACGCTGCGGCTCCGCGCTACAACCAGGTCGCCGAGGACTACAACACTGCACGGCAGGCGGTCGACTCCGACATCCAGGCGCAGAACAACCAGGTCCTCGCGGATTCCCAGGCTGCGTTCCCCGGAATCTGACGTAGAACCGTAAGTGCAATCTCGGTAGGCATTCCTGGGAGAATGCAAGCATGCCTACCGAGATTGCATTTCCGTTTCGCCTAGCGTCCGACGGGACTATCGCCGTCGAGACGAATCCGGACAGGCAGATCGCCCAGCATGTGAATGCGCTCATCGGCACGCAGCCGGGGGAGCGGGTCATGCTCCCGGATTACGGGGTTCCCGTGGCTGATCTGCTGTTCGACCCTGACGCGTCCTTTGTCGCGCAGGAGATCAGCCGTGCCGTAACCACGGCTTTCAATACGTACGAGCCCGGTGTGGTCCTCCAGAAGGCGACCCCTATCCCGGACTCCACGCAGATGTCCCTCGCTCGTATCGAGGTCGACTACATCCGCCGCGAGGACGGGGCGTCCCCTTCCAGCCTGGCTCTCCAGTCCAACACCGCAGTCGTCCGGGTCGGCGGCACCGTAAGCGAGGTCATCAGTGGCTGACGTTCCCGCGATCGACTACACCTCACGCGACTACGAGGGCTTCAAGTCGTCCCTGCTCGACTTCGCCTCGCGCGCCTTCCCCCAGTGGGTGCCCTCCTCCGAGGGCGACTTCGGCGTGCTCCTGGTCGAGCTGTTCTCCTACCTCGGGGACAGCCTCTCCTACTACGGCGACCGGCTCCAGCAGGAGTCCTTCCTGCCCACCGCGACGCAGCGGCTGTCCCTGCTCCAGATCTCCGACCTGCTCGGCTACCAGCCGTCCAACGGCGTACCGGCTACCGGAACCGTCACCTTCCAGACGTCCAACCCGGGCCCGGCCGTCACCGTGCCTGCGGGCACCCAGGTCGTCACCGACTACATCGACACCATCGACTC